GTCCTGTCAGCTGTGGGATTCCCATCTATGAAAGCTTTATGGCGCCAGACGTTGGTATGACAGGCTATGTACCCATCCCTAAGCCAGATGAACAACTCCTCGGTGGACACGCACTTCTGATCGTCGGATATAATAAAAATGATCAGGCCTTTATCGTACGCAATAGCTGGGGCTCAGGCTGGGGTGACGCAGGGCATGCTCACATCCCCTTTAGCTACATCGACCAACTAGGCTCAGACTTCTTCTCCATTAGGTAACCAAAAACATGCTTCCCTTTGTCTCTGTCATCATCACAACGTTCAGACCTGAAACTAAGCGCTATTTGGATGAATGCATAAAATCGGTCCATAACCTCGATTACCCAAAGGATAGGTTAGAGGTCCTCTTGGTCGCAAAAGAATCTTATAGGCCCGAATACGAGGGAATAAAGACCATCTACACCAAAGACGACAGACACACGGCTGAAGGAATCAATTATGGTATCCGTCACGCCAGTCCCGAAGCTAAGTACTTCTTTTACATCAATGACGATGTGATCCTAACTAAAGAGTGCTTGTCACACCTAGTCGACTGCGTGGGCGACAACATGCTCTTAGCCAATGGTATTAGCCCCTGCGATAATTATTTAAACTACGCCCTTATGTTTGCCATCCCCGATGCGGACGGCTTTCACCAGTTCAATAAGCGGTACTACAAATATGAAGAACTACAGCCGCACTTTGCTGCGTTAAGGGATGCCAAGAGCCTTTACAGACGTGGCGCTGTCTTTGTCCCGTGGCTGTGTATGTATGCCACTCTCATTCCAAGAAAATTAACCGATACCATTGGTCTGTTTGATGAGAACTTTAAAACAGGCCAATGTGATATGGATTTCTCTTATCGGGCTAAGATGGCTGGCTATAAAACAGTCGCTATCTTAGACGCTGTCATCTGGCACTTTGGCGGGAGAACCTCAAGCCACACCCTCGATAACAAGACACGGGCTGAAAATATCGAGTACTTCAAAAAGAAGTGGGGTGTCTTGCCCGACGGTATTGGCGAAGACGAACTAGCGGAGCTTAAAGCTTAGTAGCCATAAGGCCTGGGTGTCGGATACACGGGCGCTCTGATCGGCTGAGAGCGGATATAGGGGTTCACCCACCCATTACCTCGAATATAAGGACCCACTGTCTGCTCTGCGCCAAAAGACTGACCCGCCATTAATAAAATGGCCATAAAAAGTAAAACTTTCATAGTACCCTCCATCTATAATGCAGTATACCGCAGCGCATTATAGATGTCAATAGACCAACCAGTCCAACCTTGAAGTAGGATCTCGCGGTCCCTCTCAGCCTCAGCCCTCACCTTTTCGCTCTTAGCCTTCTTTATCACATCCTCTAGGCTTGCGATTCTCAGACGCTGCTCCTGTGTCTTTAACTGCTCCACTCTCTCATCTTTGACTTCCATAAAGTCCCTCCACACTCTGCACAAAACTAGCACATTTTAGTTGACTTCAACACCAATACAACTAACCACATGTAAAGATTGCTTTATAATTAGGCCATTCCAGGATTAAGACTATTCCAATTGACGCGGACAGACAACTGCGTATACAATATTTATAGAGTGTCTTCCCCTTCGCTGGAGAGGTTGTAAATGAAACTAACGCCTTTTGAGTTAGAGCTGTGTATCGCAATCAGGTACCTTCTCAAAGCTCTTCAAGGGCCCATGAGTGAATGCAAGACTGCAATTAAGAGATGTCAAGACTTGCTCGCAAGAGCAAAACAATCAGAACAACGTCACGTCTTTGATCAACTTGACAAACTTGACGCTGAACTTGACGAATAATATATCTGCCATAAATGGACCCATACCAATTAACAGCACAGCCCTTTGATGCGGCTGACCCCAAAAACATGGGTCGCCCTGTTTATTTCAATCTCGATATGTATCTAGCGGTCGTCGAACAAATGATCTCAGCAGATGAAGTCGAACGCGCTTTATGGATGCTAGATAATCTCCCCGGCTGGTATAGAGACAACACACCAGTTGAAGTAAAGCTGATGCGAAATCATCTGCTCAAAAAGCTCTACAACACCATCGATTATTCAAACATTGAGTATAACCGAGATATAGAGCTAGATGCAGAGACCACCTGCAAACTCGTCTTTCAATTTCATCGCATGCGAGAGCTAAAAACTCTCGTTGAACGCTTAAGAAACCCCTACATTGTCGAGATGGCGCCTGGGGGATATATGATCCCTAAAGGCTTTAAAGCCTCAAATATTAAACTTGAATACTTAGGTCTAGGTCTGGGTACCACTCATAAGATCAATACTCTTGAAGACACACACACAACACCCATCTTTGTCGCCTTTGAGCTCATTGAACATCTGCATAACCCAGTTGAGATTTATCAATGCGCACTTAAAACGGGCATTGATTTTCACTACATCTGTTTATCCACACCTTTATACTCATGGAAGGGTGGCAATCCCAAGTGGTATGCAGCAGATCTAGGACACTTAAGAACCTACACCCCTGATGAATTCCTAAGCTTTGCCCGTAAATATTGGCCACAGTACGAATGGACCATCACTCTCAGTGATGAGATGTACCTTCAAGGCAAAAGGACTATATGAGCCAAACAGGCATGATAGATATAGGCCTCATATATACCAAACAACTTGAAAAAGGTATTGATGCAATGACGAAAGAGATAGCATGCCTTCAAGAGAAAATAGCCATTGATGATGGAACAATTCAATATCTCAAATCGCGAATAGAACATCTTGAACACGAAAACGAATTATTTAAAACGGATATTAAAATTCTGAGAAAAGTGCTTAATCAGACCAGCCATAAGTCTTAAACCAAGACAAAATACTTGCAATTAGCATTGAGAATCATAACAATTCAAAGACTTGGGGGAATCTCTTGTCAAAAATAATTAAGCGTGGTCGTGGTCAGCCGACCAAATATGATCCTAAATTTTGTGACATGTTAGTTTCACATATGAGTGAAGGTTTTTCTTTTGAATCCTTTGGCGCCATTGCAAGAGTCTGTGAAGACACATTGTATGAATGGGCCAAAGTACATCCAGAATTCTCCGAAGCCAAAAAAATGGCATATGTGATGAATCGCTATAAGTGGGAAGAAAACGGAATTGCATCTGATATGAATCCCACCATCTGGATCTTCAATATGAAAAATCGCTTTCCTAAACAATGGCGAGATAGACAAGAAGTTGTGCAAGAGACAACTCATAAAGCAGATGTAAACAATGTTAATGAACTCGCCGAAAAGTTAGCTGAAGTGATGAAACTGGCAGAAGAGAATGATTAAGATTATTGAAACCACATACTATGCAGATGGCACATCCAAAGAAAAGATTGATTCATATCCAGTCAATAAAGCGCAAGTGCTTAAGATCTTGAGAAAGAAATCACCGCTTCCAACTAAAGTTATTTATGATCTATCTAAGACCAATGAAGCTTACTACGAGCTAAACAATCATAAACACAAATTAGTTATTGAAGATGCAGCCACAGAAGAGTGAAGAGATCCGCTTTCAGACAATTGAAGAGTTAGTCAGAGAGCACATCACAAAAGTCTATCGGCACACGAAATACAATGCGGTGAAGACGGCACAAATTGTAGGCTTATCACGCGCTAATATTTATCTGAAGCTACATGAGTATGGGCTGATGGAAGAAAAATATAGGTAGGCTTAATGATCGTCCGGGGGGATTGCTTACATAGGCTCAAAGAGTTTCCAGACAACTCAGTCGATAGCATTGTGACTGACCCGCCATATGGCCTTAGGTTCATGGGGAAGAAATGGGATTATGATGTTCCCTCTGTTGATTGCTGGCGTGAAGTATTTCGCGTGCTCAAGCCCGGTGGACACCTACTCTCATTCGGCGGCACTAGAACTTATCATCGCATGGTTGTAGCTATTGAAGATGCAGGCTTTGAAGTGCGTGATCAGATTCAATGGCTGTATGGGAGTGGATTTCCGAAGTCGCACAATATAGAGAAGGCTATAGAAGATAAACGGTTTGAAGGCTGGGGCACGGCTTTGAAGCCCGCAAACGAACCCATCGTCCTCGCACGCAAGCCATTGAGTGACAAGACTGTGGCTGAGAATGTGCTCAAGTGGGGCACTGGTGGGCTGAATATTGATGAGGGAAGGATACCATCAGAAAACAATGAGCACTTTCGTTCATTCGTTAAGAAGCCAGAAAATTCTCAACGTCAAACATATGATGGCGCTAGACCTAATAATGATTTTGAACCGACTAATTCTTTACAAGGCCGCTTCCCCGCGAATGTTCTGCTAGATGAAGTCGCGGCTGAGATGTTGGATGAGCAGAGTGGGCACTTACATGGGGCAGGAAACAAAAAAGATGTCGATGGAGGTTTCGATAATGGAATGTTCGGCAATGGTATAAAGCGACCGAAACGCATCGATGGTTTTGTCGATATGAAAGGTGGCGGCGCCTCCCGCTTCTTCTATGTAGCGAAGGCAAGCAAACGTGAGCGCGGCGAAGGCAACGTCCATCCAACAGTCAAACCCATCAAACTCATGGAATACCTGATCAATCTGATCACTCCACCTGGAGGCATAGTGCTCGATCCATTCATGGGCTCAGGCTCAACAGGTGTTGCCGCTAAAAGATTGGGTTTTAAGTTTATCGGTATTGAACTCAATGATGAGTATGCAGAGATTGCGGAGAAGCGAATTGAATCAGCAAGTGCAAAAGCTTCTCTCAAAGCTTGATCCGAAACAAGCAGAGCAGGCCATTAGTCTTGCTCTTAAAACGCAATATACGAAATCGCTTTATGTAACGGCAAAGCATCTTTTAGGCTATAGAGATGTCAATAAGCAGACGCATGGTCGGGTTATTAGTATTCTTGAGTCCGAGTCCAAGCGAAAGCTTATTTGTATTCCCAGGGGATGTCTTAAAAGCTCACTCGCATCTGTTGCATTCCCTATTTGGCTTCTTATGCGTAATCCTAACCTTCGCATTCTCATTGACTCTGAACTCTACACGAATTCAAAGAATTTTCTCCGAGAGATCAAAGGGCATATCGAATCGAATGCGCTAACTGAGTTATTCGGTCCATTTAAGAGTCAGACTTGGAATGAGGGTGAAATCATCATCAAACAGCGGACAAAGGTCTTTAAAGAAGCGTCTATCACTGCTGCAGGTATCGGCACTACTAAAGTCGGTCAGCATTATGATGTGATAATCGGGGATGATTACAACAGCCAAAACAATACGAACACACCCGAGAATGCGAAGAAGGTGATCGATCATTATCGCTACAACATATCTATTCTTGAACCCGATGGTCTATATGTTATCATCGGGACCAGATATTCTGAGCTTGATTTAATTGGGCATATTCTTACGAGCGAAGTGTAAACAGATGCGGACCGGGGGGAATGATCTTTGGCTGTAGCTTCAACGATGGTGTGGGAATTAAGATCTGGTGGATCCATGAACAATGGAGGAGGATTTAACTCTGCCGCTTCTGGTTCTGATTATTCTCAACAAAACGCAGCCCAATATGCTCTGTCAGGTCTAACATCCTCTGGTGCCGGCAACGTAGTCTTATGTGCCACTGCTTCAGCCGATATGGTTGGTAATGTGTTCAAGTGCACAGGTGGGACTAACTTCACGGTTGGATGGTTTGAGATTACATCTGTGTCTGTGGGTGTTTCATTTACATGCTCCACCAATGCGGCCGGAACCGCGGTTACAACGGGTGTCGGTGCATCTGGTACTGGCAACATTGGTGGCTCTCTCTCATTAAACTCATCGAGTGATTCAACTTGGTTTGCTCAAACGCAAGCTGGCAATATGGTATGGATAAAAAATGGTTCATTCACTTTAGGGCAAGCTGTCTCTGCTTTTAACGGTGGCACTCAGGCTCCGATCGTAATCGCTGGATACAACACATCCAGAGGCGATAATCCAACAGGCAGTAACAGGCCCACTATTGCTAACGGAGCCAATACTCTTACAACTGGGACTAACGTTTGGCTTAAGAACATTATATTTACTGGCACTGGAGTTGGCATAGTTTCCTTAGGCGCCTCAGGGCTTGCTGTGAATTGCAAATTTTCTAACAATAGTACGACAGCGGCCAGATCATGTCTGACAGTTAACGGCGCAAATACGACTATTTGGAACTGCGAAGTGATCAGCTACCGAGGCATTGCAATCTCGCAAGGTTCGAGTGCTCATGTTGAAGGCTGTTATATTCATGATTCGGATATCGGCATTAAGAATTCAGGTGCTGTGGCCAGTGTCTATATAAATAATATTATCTCTGACAATGTGACTGCGGCGATTCAAATATCATCTGCCGATACAGCTGTAACAACCGTATGGAACTGCACATTGTATGGAGCAGAGAATAAGCGTGGCACTGGTATCTCACTTGCCACAGGCACAACTTTATTCAGGGTCCTCAATAGTATCGTATATGGATTTACAACTGGCATATCGCATGCCGATACAACTCAAACAGTCTCATATGACGATTACAACGCTTTTTTCAACAACACGGCTGATGCATCTGGTTGGACGAAGGGATCAAATGACATTGCTCTTAATCCAAGCTTTTCCAGTGTTGCACAGATTACTGGAACAGGTGTTAGTACCTCAGGTTCTGTTTTAACTGATAACTCTGCTAACTTCTCAACCGTCACTGACAATGTGGATTTTGTTTATATCTCGGCTATGACAGGCGGTAACGGGACTGGGAAATATTTAATAACTGGTCATACTAATACGACCATTACAACGGATCTGGCTCTTGGTTCAGGCAGTGGAGTTTCGTATCAAATCACAACTGGGCATAATTTCGCCGTTGGCACCAATATGAAGGCTGTAGCATTCCCTGGCTTGTTTCAAGCAGGATTGACCACTGGTTATATGGACATTGGTGCGGTTCAACGTGAAGGTGGGACATCAACAGATCCAGGTGTGGCCAATGTATTAAATGGCACAAATTACGTCATTGACGACCAATCATTAACGGGCACACTCATGCAATCATCTGGTGGTGGGAATATTGAGAACAAAATGACTGGGCGTTCTGGTTTTGCCTAATTCGGGGGGAATATGACACAAAGGGATTTATTTAGCTTAAGTTCAACACAAATTATCGTTGGTCTATCGCAAGTGATTCGAGTGACACCGAGTGCTAATCAATATGCTGAACAGTTTAGCATTAGATCTGGTGGTTCACTTGAGATTGTGCCTGTCCAATTCTCAGGCTCTAGTTCTGCTGCAGGGAGTGCTTGGGGCAAGGGCTATTTGGTGGGTGCCACTGAGGTGGTTAAGATATCAGGTCCCGCGGCATTTTATTTAGCTGCCACAGGATCTACTGTGACTGTGAACTTGCTTCTTGGATACACAGCCGGCGCTACACTTCTATAAATGTGGGAAGTCATTATTGAGCGTGCCATTAAAACCGATGGCACCCCATTCTTTCCCCAAAAGCTCT